AAACCATTTTTTTATTTTATCCTGGATAGCTAATTCCATTGAGTCTAAATGTAGCCAACTCCATGAATGATAATCAATGATTCCATACTTAAATAAAAAGTAAGAACTAACTGTAGCAGATCCCCATATTGTCCAATATACACCTAATCCAGTGGGACCATATTCTTTCATAAATATTTTAAATTTTTGATATAAATTTGCCATTGACTTATCCACTTTTTGAACAGTTTCATTATCCTTATTATTTTCAACATATGGAACTATTTTAGTTACCAGTGTATCAACCTTTTTTTCCCTGTCCATATTTGACAATTGGACTTTTTTTGTAACTGCAATATCAATTTTATTTATCACATTGTCAAATCTAGAAATAGTCCGGCCAACAATTGCATTTTTTGATCTCAATAAGTGTTTTAGCATTATTTCATATTCGATTTTAATAAATAAAAGACAATTACAAAGATATTTTATCAATTTTATTTCATATGGCTCAGACAACTGAACTGGCCGGATTGGCTGCACTAGTCGATCCAAAATTAGTTGGATTGATTGTATTGGTCATACGTTTTGACACTATCTGATCACTAAATACAAGGTAATAATATGTACAAATTCTATAACATACACAACAACCTAATACTATAAAGCATGAACCCAATATCAGTGAACTACCAATTATAATCAAATTAATGCCCCTTTTAGCATTATTGTTGTGAATTACTTCTGATAAGTAACACTTTTGTCCAATAACATGAACATTGATTGTGCTCATCATTGCACTAATATCATATGCTTCTGCTAATGTATGATTTTTCATGTCGATTTTTACAACACATGTAAAACGTGATGACTCTGTGATATTGGCCGGGATTGATAGATTGAAGTATACATCATAACATCTGAAATATACATATTCTGCACATACATCATTGCAGTATGGCTTTGTTACACCATCTTTGTGGCACACTGTTTCAACCTTTGCACATTTATTCCCACAACTGCGACCCTTATATGTGACCGAGTTAATTGTTCCAAGTGCTGGCACAGATGATTTGCACGGAGTAATGCCATCATAACAACTGGATAAAAATATAGCAGCACCAATAAGAAGAACTAGAAACCCAGCAAAGCATAACAAAGAGCATCGTTTTGCCGATAATGTCATCTGGGCATGTTCACGCTGTCTATATTCATTTTCATATCTTGACATTGTCAAGAAGCTTATGGGATGTACTGAATTAATTGATTCCATTAACCATTTGTAAATATCAATTTTTTTTAATGCCTGCACCGTAAGAAAGTGTTATAGCCGCTTGATTTAAAAAAGTATATATGTGTACTATCATATAATAAATAAAACAATTAACAATGTAATAATTGTATGATGAACATTAAGTATTTTTATTCCATCATACAGCATTATCATTGACGCTTATTTTATTGATTTATATGATCATTGGTATCTCATCACATAAACCAATAAAATGAATAAATAAAAAACAATAAGAACAAATATAGTTCCTATTATTTATCATAATGTTGTTATTTTAATGGTCTATTTTATTATTCAATGTGATTGGCGTACATGTCTTTCCAATAAAAATCAACAATACGCAACATTTGGTTTATAATAAAAATATGTTTACCTTATGACATTTTTACATTGCAATCATTAATTTTTTTATAAATGTGATAGATTGGCAGCAATAAATGCAAATATGTTTACCTTATGATATTTTTACATTGCAATCATTAATTTTTTTTTTATAAATATGATATATTGGCAGCAATAAATGCAAATATAGATGCACAAAATATATGTGGCCATATGTTCTTTTGGGAAATATTAAATTTATGATTTGCTATGATAGCTGGATCAGTGGATACAATATCATATGTCAAAAAATTGCCAATCCGTCTGGTACTAAAATATAAATAAAGTTCAGTATTTAACTTATATGATGACTCTGTCATGAACAATTGTATTTTTTCTAGAGGAGTTGGGGCAAACAGGTTCTCACAAAATATCAAACCAAAATCAGGTTTTTTGATAGCATCAGCAGATATCTTGTGTTGTAAAATAAACTGTTTATCATATGGTGTTTTTTCTGGTGATAAGTTATCTGACAATACAATATCTGACTCAAAAGATTGCTTGTTTATTTGTTGCCTTTTATTGTATTTATAATTTTTATAACCATGTGAGCCAAATAAAACCATTATTGTGATTGATGCAGCCGTTACTACAAGTTTGTTCATTTGATATATGTATATGTTAATTTTTATTTGCAGGTATACATAAAAAAATCACTTTACTAAAGACACACATGTTGCAATACCACAAGCAACAAACCCAACTACAGACAACACAACTGATAATGTTTCATCCTCAATGAATTTATCAAATTTGTCATCCGCAATAGCAAGTGGAGAAGTCGCGATACAATCATATGATAGTTTGGTACCATTGCGCACCACATTAAAATACAAAGTCTGTCCGGAACAATCGGCAATTGTTGCACAGACTGTACCAACATTATTGAGTGTCAGATTACAATTATATTGTTTCAATGCATCTCGCACTGAACCATAATCACCAATCTCAGTCTTATATGGAAATGTAAATGGATTGCTATCATTTTGTTGTCTGAATGGAAACAATGAGAATCGATCAATTACTAAACGTGGCAAGATACCAGAAAAACCGAGTGGATCACCACAAAATGTTAGTCCAAAATCTGGTCTCATCATGTAGAATGCTACTTCTTCCATTCGTGTTTCATTGACCTCTTTTTCATGTATAACCAAAACATCTGGCGATACATATGTTGTTTGTGTAGGGATTACCAATGGCAAACCAAAAACAGTAACAACATCATAATTGGTGCGTGTTGAAACATGTGGTTTTGCTGATCTGACTATGCGCTTAAAATGTTTTTCAACGTTAACCTGTATGAGTTTGTAAACATCATCATGTGGCACAATATGTCGCAAAATAAATTGCTTACCTTGTGGTACATTATCAGGATTCATTGTGTCTGATGGAATGATCGTTGATAAAAATTCGGCTTTTTTATCTTTTAGCTTAGTTCTCTCTTTGTAACTAGTATAACCAAATACGCCACAAAGCATGGCACCGGTCGCAGTTATAGCAGTCAACATGATCTTACTCATTTAAATAAATATATGTTGGTCATGATATGATTTGTATCAATTTTTATTTAAATAAGTAAGATCATGAAAAAGTATCCATAAACTAAATGCTAATATACTTTTTTGTGATCTAGTCATAAAATAAAATAAAATTTGATATTTGTACAATCATTTTACTTTTTTTGTGATTATATTTTATAAAAGAGTCCTAATGAGCAAAAGTTATTATGACATTCTTGAAGTTCCCAAAACTGCCACTGACGATGAAATCAAAAAGGCATATAGAAAATTGGCAAAGATGCAATGGCCAAATAAAAATTTAGATGATGGAAAAGTTATTGCTGAAAAATTTAAAAGTATTTCAGAAGCATATTTTGTCTTGTCTGATGCAAAAAAAAGAAAGATGTATGATTCAACAGGTAAAACTGATTTTACTGACACAAATGTTGAACAGAGTTTATTTGAATATTTTGGACTGAAAACTAGAAACTAATATACTTTTTGTAATGGTGCAATCATGGAATAAAAAATTGATATTTGTACTTTCATCAACTTTTTTTTGTGATTATATTTTATAAAAGAGTCCTAATGAGCAAAAGTTATTATGACATTCTTGAAGTTTCAAAAACTGCCACTGATGATGAAATCAAAAAGGCATATAAGAAATTGGCAAAGACTTGGCACCCGGATAAAAATCCAGATAATGCAGAAGCTGCTGCCGAAAAATTCAAAAGTATTTCAGAGGCATATTCTGTCTTGTCTGATTCAGAGAAAAGAAAGATGTATGACTTGACAGGGAAGACTGATTTTGCAGACGCAAATGTTGGTCAGGGTTTCCCGGGAGGTGTTAGATTTTCATTTGGGTCTGGTGGGGGAGGTGCCGAACATATATTTAGAAATTTTTTTGGTGGTGGAATGTCTGATGGCATTGGTATGATGTTTAAATGTGAACCCATGAGATGTCAATTAGGATGCACACTTGAAGAATTATATACAGGTGGACTTAAGAAATTAAAAATGAGCAAGGGTAAGAATGAAGAAATTGTAGAAATTAAAATATTGCCTGGATGGAAAGAGGGAACAAATATAACATTTGAGGGTAAGGGAAAAGAAGAACCAGGACGTCAACCTGGTGACTTAATATTTAGTGTCAAAGAATTGCCACATAAAATGTACAAACGAGATGGCAATAACTTATTAATGACCATGAATGTTAATGGGATAAAAGAAGTCACAGCCGGATTTAGCAGAACTGTTAAATTTTTAGATGGTACCGACATAGTTATTAATATACCCCCTTTGAAGCGTTCTGATTATGTTCACTGTGTCAAAGGTAAAGGAATGCCGATCAGAATGAAGGGTGAATTAAAGTCACATGGTGATTTACATATTAGTTTTATTATTATATTCTAGTTGCAGTGATAAATAAATGGTTACTTGTCTGCCTCTGCATCATCATCTTCTGCAACATCATCCAATCCAAGCTCAGAACGACTGAATGAACTCAGTGGAACCGTGATGTGACTTGTCGAGTTCAGCTTGTCTCTCTTCTCCTCCAACTCTTTCAGTTTCCTGGTGAGTTGCTTAATCTGCTCCTTGAGCTCTGCCTGAGTATAAACAGCCACTGTGACAGGCTTCGGAACTGTTACGCTGGCTGCGTTGTTCCTTGTGTACAGTAGCTTGAGCATCTCAGCGTCCGATGGCTGAATTGCTGATGTGGATGACTGCATCAGTGACTTGAGATCTGCAAGCTGTGCATTGACGAAATCGATCTGGGACAAAATTTGACTAACACCTCGTTCAGCATTCTTGGCAAAGAGTGCATCCTTGAGAACAATAATATCGTATGAAACGACAAAACGCTTGGCACGTTCCTCATGTGCTGCATCAACTGATTTCTGAATATGTTCCAGAAAACTATCAGATGTTGGCTCTAGAGTCGACTGACTTAGAAAGTCAAGAGTAGCACTAGATGTCGAAGTGATACTACTGTATGGATCTGCTCCATAAGCATAAAGACTTGCTCGTCTCGCTTTTGCCTTTGACTTAGGAGCACTTGCCTGTGCCCCCTTAAGCTTACCCATATAGTTTTGTGCAGTTTTCAAAGTCATGCGGACCGGAACGCGATCAAAAAGGGACGGGTCTGTGTAATCCATGAGATATAATTGTAATGACAATATAAGGCCATAATAATGACTTAAATTATCAATTTTTTTATTTCTTCTGTTGAATAAATAAAAAAATAGGCATCCTATACTTTGTCTTGACAGCCATTTTTTATTAAGAATGGTTGATGAGGTGTGGTGTAACATTGGGGTCAACAGCAATATCAAGAATAAACAAATAGACATCAAGAATCAATTAGCGCTCAACAAGCAACAATCAAGAGATGGGGATGAACAGAGCGCATTCGATGCTGATGATGATGTAACATTTTTCAAAATCACTGTGACCCCAATGTGTTACTAGATACTGTGGATCAATATCTTTTAGAGAGCTGGTCTCATAGGCCGTAACATGCCTGATTTTAACTTTTATATTAAAGATCTATTCAAAAGGTTATAATTTCAATTTTTTTTACATCATCTATTTTATCACTTACTAAATTGGATCTTCACATACTCGCGTGAGGTGCCAACAGCTGGTTGATATGAATGTATCCGCGTATCATCTTTATCAAATGTCACAAAAGCAAGTCTATACAGTTTACCTTCAACATAGATGTAATCATGATCAGTTGTGCCAGCCTTGCACATAGTTGCATCAATATTACACACACAAACGTGAAAATCTGTAGACATGCATTTAGTGTTATCACTTCGGCATGAACACTTATGTTCCGGTGCTTTGCAATTTTTGACGTTATTGCTATTGCAAATACACACATGTTCTGCGGTCTTTTTGCACATTGTTGGATCAATCTTGCATAAACATTGATGATATGTTGCAACACATTTGTCAGGACATGTTTTACATAGACATATATGATTTGTCGTAATACATTTGTCAGGATATGTATTACAAAGACATGTATGTCTCACTGGAATTGATTTACATCTGCCAGAATCAATATGACAGATACAATCGTGTTTACTATCCTTAGATCTGCACAACGATTGATCCTTATCACATATACAATCATGTGAACCTATTTTAATACATATTGATGGTGAACATGTTTTACATATGCATATATGTTGCGAACGATAATCTCTGCATGTGTAATCCGCATCCATTGGTATACCACATATGCAAAAATGTTTAGTAGATTTACACATTTTGTACAAACTAAATGCTGGATAACTATAACCAAAACCATAGCTTGATTTATCACCTATGCGGATGCTACATATACATATATGACGGTCTGTATGTGCTTTGCACTTAATATCCTGCAACAATGTAGGATTATCATTAATTTGCCTCTGTAATTGTCCATCAAAAACTGTAGAATACCCGTCATTACAGTAAATCTTTTCACAAATACATTGATGATTTGTGGCACTGCATTCCTTTGGCGAAATTGTGCAAATACACATGGTAGATGGTCATAATCAATTTATATAATAAAACCAATCATTTATACATGTCAATTTTTATTTATCATCATCCACTTTAATAATAATAAATTCTGCTAGTTTTTCATCACCAGGTGTCTTATTTTGGGGCAGAGCTATTATATTTCCATCTTTTACATAGAGCATCATAAATCCATCTTTATCATCATTGACATATCTCAAACTAAATGTCACATTATTAGTATTGACAAATTCATAACATTTGATTGATCCATTCATTGAATCTGCATCAACAAAGATTCTTTTTTTGGTTAATAACTTTTTCAATTCACCATCTGTCATATTTTTATATTCTTTTAATCCTCTGTAGTAATTATACAACAAAAATGGATTATCGTCATGCACATAGAAAATATTATCCATGTTAGGTTCATTTGATAATGTTAAATCAGGTCTTAAATAATATTGTGTTTTTGTTTCATCAGGTTTTAGGACCAGTAAAATTTTTTGATCTGGTTTGTCTGATTTACTGGCAAATCTTATTTCTCTACTTGTTAGATCAACATATTCATCATATGAATTGCGATCTAGTTGCACATCTTTTTTTGCTGGTCGTTTTTTTCTCCAGAACCCGCATAAACAAATTATAATTACAACAACACAAAGAACATAAATCCACATATATACTTTTGCTAACTATTTTTATATACTTATTTGTGCGCATGTTTTGTTAAACAGTCTAAAAAGTGTATCATCAGTACATGTTGTGACAACATCAATACTTTTTTTATCTGTAAAACTTTTGACAATGTTCAAGAATGTTTGCATACACACTTTTCCATAATCGATAATATGATCAAGTGACAAAAAATTCAAGATTGTTTCCAGATCATCAATAATAATGAGTGAACGTGCAAATAGGCTGGCTGTACTAAACTTTTCAATCAGCAATGTATTTTTTGCATATTCATCTTTTCCTACCAACATGTTGGGTCTAATAACTCCAATATATTGATGAGTACATCCAGAAATCACTGAATTAATAATGTATGTATTTTCTTTCAAATCACCAGTGTTGATAATAATTCTAACATTAGAATCAGTGCTCAGTCTGGTAATAATTGACTCAACTGTGCTTGTAATAGCTAATCGTCTATCATCGCTAATTGGCAGAGTTGCAAGATCGACAGTAGATGATTCATCTAACAACCGACCCATACTAGGTACAATATGTTCAAATGCTTTTACAAAATCAACTTGGGCAACCTCAATTAGATCTTCCTTGAAAACAAGACCATCATTCAAAGCATATTCACATGCCAATTCAACCAATCTTGTTAGTTCACTACCAGAATAATTGTCAGTAATATGAGCCAACATATCAAAATCAACATCTTTGCTGATCATTGAATTATCAGTCATTGTTTGAGTATGAATTTTAAGAATCTGTTTTCTGCCAGCTTCATTAGGCAATGAGATAGGAATATGTATGCCAATTCGTCCTGCTCTCAAAATGGCAGGATCAATCAGATCCTTTCTATTTGTCATTGCAATGATGAAAATATTGTTCAGCACATTTACACCATCAATCATACTGAGCAATTGGTTAACTACCAAATCACCCACACCTGATGAACTTGCACTCATACCCCTGACTTTACATATTGCATCAAATTCATCAAAAATAATCACATGCAGTGGTGATGAATCACCTAGAGTTTCTTGATCACTAATAGCCTCTGCGAAAAGCTCTCTTATTTTTTCCTCACTTGCACCGACATATTTGTTAAATATCTCAGGTCCATTGACTAGTTTGGGCTTAATCGTGCTCAACATATTTCCAATTTGCCGGGCAATCAATGTTTTACCTGTTCCTGGTGGACCATGCAACAGAATACCTTTTGCATGTCTAATTCCTAACTTTTTAATAATCTCAGGTGAATAGGCTCTTGATGTCATGGCCTGTTTAAAAATTTCTTTTAGTGCATCATCAAGTCCACCAATTCCAATATCCTCAAATCTAAAATCAGGATCAAAAAATTTAGACTTTAGCAATGATTTGTCAGCTGGTCTGATATTTACTCTTGAATCTAAAGATATTACATCAAATTCAATTTTGTCCGTAATTTGTGCAGCCTCATCAACTCGAAGATGCAAGTATCCAGTATCATATTTTAGTACTAAATGTTGACCTTTGTACAGAAAATAATCAGATAAAAAAGCACCTATCTGCACTTGAAGTTTGTCAGCCGGTATGTCAATCTTATCACTTTTGATACCCAACACATTAATAACTGTGAATGCTGGGAATTCTGCATATTGTTCAGTGATTTCCCTTTCAGTGACAACTTTTACATCAATTAAATCAGACAATGCCAAACTGTGTCCTTTTCGGGCAATCTGATTGAGCCCAATGAATCCTACAGACAGTTCAGGATCATCTGATTTTTTTGCTGGATAAATTATACCTTTGCACGATAGAAATTTAGGTTCATCCCCACCAAATTGTGCTGGATTATATGTCACTACATTTTGCGCACATATTTTTGAATTGTTAATAAGAGCAACTTTTAAAGTTGGCATGATGCAATACATATGAAATTATACATCATTTCGCAACATCATGTAGTTTTCAATTTTTATGCAATGAAATTCAAAAAAATTGATATTATTATGTATCAATAATATCAATGTAGTAACAGATACTTGTAAAAATGACTACTACAACAATATATGATTTGCTCAGGACTAACAACAACGGTAAAAATAATCTCCTAATTGATTGCACATTTTCAACTATGACAGATGAGCATAAAGTGGAATTTTGCAAAACAATTTTAGATGATGACCTATTTGAATATGGCAATATGGTGTGTGAACAACCCGATATTTTTCCTGGTCATATCATCTGGAAAAGTTTGTCAGATTTTATTCAAGAAACATATGAATTTTCTGATATTCAATATGAGCTAATGAGTAATTATTTAGAATGCATTGAAATGACACCATTTGTTATTAAGCAAATAAAAGAATTGATTATAAAAAAACAATATGATACACAATTGGTGGAATTTTTGGGAATTTGGATTGGTTATGATAAGGAATTAGATGGCATTGTAGATAACATATTGGCGAGACTGTTTGCCAGGTAGTTTTATTTATAGCTTTGTTATACGCAAAAAGATATAGACCAACAATGTCAATATTGAAAAAAACACAATGTATACACATAATTTACCGGCTCGTGAGTTAACCATTTTGTGAACTCTCAATGCCCGATCAGTTGTTTGTTCTAATACAACTGCGGTTTTTGCAGTTTTTTGAATTGTATTGTCCAATATTACATTACCTTGTTGTAACTCATCTTGAATTATATTAGT